AAATCGATGAAGTCCTTGGTTGCTCCCTTTTTACCGTCAGCCGCAGTGTAAGTTTGTAGGGCGTAGATGACATTTTTGCAGTTCTCGCTGATGTAGAGCTTCGGCTGGTTGCGCGAATCGACAGGCTTCTCGGGGTTGTATGACAGGGCGTCATTAATCATGCTGACGCCTTCATCGATGCTGTCGCCCGGTGTCGCCGTGAAGAGCATGCCGAGGTCGGCCATCTCGTCGATGAGCGTGGTCGGCGACTCCTTGCCGAGCGTGCGTGCGTTGCCGTAGCGCGAATCCATCCATCTCTCAAAAATTTCCTCGCCGCCTTCAACGCGCAGGATCTCGTCTTTGTAGCGCTCCAAGCCAAAGCCGAAGTCCTGCTGCGCGGGTCCGGGTTTGCCGTCAAGTTTCTTGCCGTCTGGCAGCGCCCACTCGCCGGCATAACCAATGCCCTCGATGTAGGACGTTTGGTCGGGCCACTCGCGGTAGACGACAATGCGGCCAGATGTGTCATGCACCGTCCAGATCATGGCCCAGTTTTTGCCGCTCGCCGGATCGACCCAATGGTAGCGGGTGCCTTGCGGGACATCCGAGGCGCGGATGACGTGGACCTTGGGATTGAAGAGCGGGAAGCGGCCGCTGATGGCTTTGGTCGGGACGCCGTAAGCGCGGCAGAGGATTTTCTCCTTCGTCTCGCTCTGCAGCTCCTTCTTCATCCGCGACCAGCCGGCCCAGGGATTGCTTTGGGTGTGAAAGTAAAGGATTGGGCGGCCCTTTGGATTGATCTGCTCGATGGGCACTTTGTCGTAGCCGGAGATCTCGCCTTTGTCGTTCTTGAGCGGGAGCAGCTCGGCGTCCGTATCGGTGATGGTCTTGGCGCCAGACAGGTAGTCGGCGACCGTAGGACTCCAGCCTTCGACCGGCGTGAAGGTGACGGCGAGCTTGCCGTTGCGGTCAACGAGGCGGAAGCGGAGGGTTTCGAGGACATCCAGCGGCACCAGCTCGTCCGCCCAGGCAAAATCGATCTCGCCGCCCTCGAGCGTGGACGGATCTTGCGCGTAGTTGCGGAAAATGCAGATCGATTGGTTCGGCGCAACGAATTTTGCCTCGGTGAATCCACCTTTGACGCTGTAGGTGATGTTTGTGACTTGTCCCTTGCGCGCGGTACGCCACTCCGGCGGCATGTATTTCCAGATGCGCGGCTGCTGAAGTTCAATTGAGTTGGGCGCCGTGGTTTGAAAGCACCAGATGACGGCCCCGGGCTTGGAATACATGGTCTTTATGGCTTCCTTGGCTGCCCATTCGGTCTTTCCGCTCCGGTTTCCGCCCATGACGAGGATCTCGCGGTGTTTTTCGAGCAATTCGGAAGCGCGCTTCCACACCGGCGGGATGTAGCCATAGCGGAATGGGTCTGATGCCTCGCGGGCGATCAGCTCTTCGCGTGTTTTGAGATATTTCCAGCCTTCGTCCGGCCCTAATTTCTCGAGCAAGTCGAGATCGACCTGCATGACCGGGTGCGGTGTGGGCTTGAAGCGTTGTGCGTGCTCGTTCACGAAGTAAATCGGGCGCCGGCCGGTGCGTTTGCGCAACGCCAGCTTCCCCAAGCCGTTGGTTAAACCGGCGCGGCGCCCAAATTCTTGATGTCCATCGTCGGATTCTCCAAAACTGCAAACTGGTCGCTGCGCATGTGCTTCACCTCTCCGGTGGCCTCAAGGACTACGGCGAAGATGTCGTTAAAATACGGTCCGCCGCTTTCGACATACCACACGCTGCCGAGGCCGAGCGGGGTCTTGACGGCAACGGGGCGGGCAAACTCATGGATCATGCAAAGAATGTGCAGGCGCCCCGCTCGTTTCGCTCGGCGGGGCTGGGCATAACGGAATGCTCCGCGGGACCACACCACATGGAATCCCGGCGAAAGCCCGATTGAGCCTGCAGGTTTAAAGTCATTTGGATTGTTTGCGCTTGCGCATCTCGGCGCACAAAGCGTCTGCCTTCTTCTTTGCCGCGGCGGCGACAAGTTTGCTGCGCTGCGTTTTTAGCAGCGTGATGGTCTTGTCGATCTCGGCAATTTCCGGTGTCATAATATCGTATTTACTCATAAATCGTGACGCGCCAGAGGCCGATTTGCGCGATGCTGTAGCCGAGCCATATGAGACCGTGCCAGTAGCGGTGCTGGATGAGGCCGAGGTCGATGGCGACGGCGAAGTAGATGAAGCCGACCAAGGCGATGAGGACGCCGGAGGTCATCGGCGCGCTTTGGCGGTCTTCGCGGATGCGCGGAAGGCCTTGGCGGTGGGCGCGCCGGCAGAACCGGGCTTGCGCATGCGTTCACCGCTTCCGGCGGCAATGCGGGCTTTTTTGGCGTGTATGTTTGCGTACAGTCCTGCGGGTTTTTTCATAATTATTCTTCTTCGTTGTTTCCGTAGCGGATGGCCCAGGCGAACATGCCGCCGTAGGCTGCCAACGCGCCGAGCACTATGCCTGCGGCGAGGCCGATGAGGATGTAGCCGGCGGCGGTCACTCGTGGACGCGCCTCCATTTATCCTTCCACATCGACCTCGCCATCATGGCGGACTTCTCGGCGACTGCTTCCTCGCTCATATCGGGGCAGACATGGTGGAGCAGCTCATGCAGGACCGTGTCTAGCTCGTCCGCGCCGGATTGGCGGGGGTCGATGTAGACTTTGCCGTCGCCCAGGGTCATGCCGTCCGCTTTTTCGCGGCCCAACTTTTTACGGACGATGGCGATGGTTCTGCGTGGGGGCATTTAGGCGGCGGGATTGTATTTGTGGTAAGCCAAAAAGGGCCGGCGGCAGTGCGCGGCATCCAGCCAGTCTTTGGCTAAATCAAGAGTCGCAAACTCCACGGTCTCCCAAAATCCAGGGCGACCGGCATGTCGCACCTCAAAATCTTGCCACCAATCTCCGTCCACAAAATTGCGGTATTGCGGAGTAAAGCATGGGCAGCCGTTTTTTTCGGTTTCCACAACGCGATATTCTCCCTCGATGTTTCGCGTGTTAAGGCCGCCGGGCCATTTAAGGTGCTGCCAGTCGAACGTGATGTTTGATCCAATTTCTTCGTTCATGATTAGGCGGCCTTCTTCGCCATGAGCTGGACGTAGTGGAGGTTGAGACGCGCCTGGAAGACCTTCCAGAACGGCTCGGCTGAGAACAGCCAGGCGACCTCGAAGTCATCCGGGGATTCTTTGCCGATGCGGACGATGCCGCGGCGCTGGACTTTCATGTCCGGCCGGTTCTCGTTCCAGAGCTGTTCGTACCCGGCGAGCTGGACTTTGTGCGCGCCGACAATGGCTTTGGATGTCTTCCAGTCGAGGAGGACGATCTTGCCGTCACGGTCGCGGCTGGGCGCGTCGATGGTGCCGCCGAAGAGGTATTCCTCAGAGACCAACTGCACTTCTGGCTCAATGACAGTGAGACCTTCTTCGTCCCACCAGCGCTTGAAGTTGTTGAACGCGATGGTGGCTTTCTCGACATCCGCAGGGCTGAACTCGGAAAGGTCGGCAACGTGACCGTGCAGGAAACACTCAATGAGGAAGTGCGCGATGGTCCCGATGTCGGCGGCCTTGTCGCGGACCTTGCGGTAATCCTGACCGTCCATGCCGAGCTTCCATGCCCAATGGATGAGTCCGCTACTGTCCTCGCCGATCTTGGCGATGGTGCTGGCGCCCGGAACATCGGTGCCGTCTTTGAGCGGATACTTCTGGTGTGCGCGGGTCTTTTCGAGGCGGACGATTTTGCGTCCGTCCTCGGTGAAACGATCCGGCTCAACGGGCTTGGCTTTCTTAGGGAGGGGACGTTTTGTCCCCTCCCTTTTGCGTGTGGTGTTTTTGGCTGGCATGGGAATTACCAGGTGATCTCTTCGTCGTCCGTGCCGGTTTTGCGAGCGGCGGGCTTGGCTTCCGAAACGTCGAAGCCGTAGGCCACGGCGCTGCCGCCATCGCCCCAAGTGACGAGGTCATGCACCATGACGGCCTTGGGCTGGAGGGTGATGCCGGCGCCGAGCGTGCCGGTGTACCAGCAGTAAGGCACGACCGCGACTTGGATCTTGCTGCCGCCGCCGATGTTGTCGGTGATGATGTCGCCGGAGGCGTTGAAGAGCTTCGGCGCGCGGCTGTAGGTCTCGCCGGCCTTGTCCTTGCCGACCGCTTTGACCTTGAGCTTGAGCTGAATCAAGTTGTCGTTCTCCTCCCACGGCGCGGCGTGCAGCTTGAGTTTGTCTTTCTTCAGCTCGGCTTTTTTCTCGGCGACAAACGCGGAGAAAAGTTCCTCGGCTTGCTTGATGAACGGTTCGGCTTCCTCGGCGGTTAGCTCGAGGTTGACTTTGAACACTCCCACGTCGTCGAACTTGGTGTCGGGACGGTTGAGGTGAGGATAGCGGGCGATGCCCACGG